CCTTCCGTAACCCAGAAGATATGCGCCGTGCTTGCCGCATTTTGCACCGTAGTCTTAACAATATACTTGATTACCAAGATTTCTTAAGTATCCAATCTAAGTTAAGTAACGACGAAATCCGTCCAATCGGTATCGGTGTTACTAACCTAGCATACTGGCACGCCAAGCGTGGTCACAAGTACGGAGACAAGGAAGCTCTACAAGAAGTTAAGAGCTGGATGGAACACCAAATGTTCTATCTAACCGAGTCCAGTGTTGAGTTAGCTAAGGAACGTGGTGCATGTTTACATAGCAATAAGACTATGTATGGTAAAGGTGTATTCCCGTGGGAGCGCCGTGCCAACGGTGTTAATGAATTAGCAGACTTTACCCCTGAGTTAGATTGGGAACCATTGCGTAAGGACATGATTCAATACGGTGTTCGTAATGCAACCAATGGTGCTATTGCTCCAGTTGAATCTAGCTCAGTTGTTATTAGTTCAACTAACGGCATTGAAATGCCAATGAGTTTGATTAGCACTAAAGAGTCAAAAGCAGGTTCGCTTACACAAGTTGTTCCGGAATACAATAACGCAAAGATTCGTAAGAACTATCAGTTAATGTGGGAACAAACTGATTGCTTGCCTTACCTAAAGACCAGCGCAGTGCTGCAAGCGTACATCGATCAAAGCATTAGTACCAATACATTCTACAATCCTGCACACTATCCAGAACGTAAAGTGCCTACAACATTAATTGCTAAAAACTTAATGCAGGCTCAGCTATGGGGAATTAAGACATTCTACTACAGCTTGATTAACAAGCAAGGCGCTAAGGCACCTGCTGAAGTAATTGCTGAGTCATATGTCAACGGACATCACGTTGCAGGAACAAACGGATATCAGGTTGATATCGACTTAGAAGATGATTGTGAAAGTTGCAAACTATAATGGACGCATACGAACTATCAAAACATTTGTTTGACTACTGGCGTGAGCTTGCTATGCAACAGCCAGACGCTGCCTCTGTTAAAAAAAGATGGGCCAGTGTTCCTGTGTTTGTTGATGGCAAAGAAGTAGTTGACATTAAGATAAAAGATAATAAAATTGTATTGGAAACTAAATGAGTAAAGCACAGTATAACCTATCTGTTAAAACAGACTATTTGCATCGTAAGATGTTCTTGGATCCAGCCGGTCCAGTTACTATCCAACGATTCGAAGAAGTTAAGTACAACAAGATTGCCGACTATGAAAAGACTGCTCGTGGATTCTTTTGGGTTCCAGAAGAAGTTAGCTTAACTAAAGATGCTTCTGACTTTAAAGACTCTAGTGATGCTGTTAAACATATCTTCACTAGTAACTTACTACGTCAGACAGCATTAGATAGCTTACAAGGTCGTGGCCCGACACAGGTATTCATGCCGGTAGTAAGTCTACCTGAGTTAGAAGCATTATGTTTGAATTGGGGATTCTTCGAATCGAACATTCACAGTCGTAGCTACAGTCATATCATTCGTAATATCTACAACGTGCCTAAGGATGTGTTCAACACAATCCACGACACACAAGAGATTGTTGCTATGGCAAGTAGCGTTGGTAACTACTACGATGCACTTCATAAGATTAACTGCTTGAAAGAAATTGGCGGTGAAATCCAAGAAGGCGAGCATATCAAAGCTATCTATCTAGCCTTACATGCTAGCTATGCGTTAGAAGCATTCCGCTTTATGGTATCATTTGCCACAAGTCTAGCAATGGTTGAGAACAAGATCTTTATTGGTAACGGCAACATTATCAGTTTGATTCTACAAGACGAATTGCTACACAAAGGCTGGACTGCTTTCTTAATCAACCAAGTTGTTAAGGAAGATCCACGCTTTGCAAGAGTTGCTAAAGAATGTGAAGCAGAAGTAATTCAAATTTACAAAGATGTAATTGCTGAAGAAAAAGGTTGGGCTGATTACTTGTTCCAAAAAGGTCCAGTGATCGGTCTTAACGCAAACATTCTCAAAGACTTTGTTGACTACACAGCAGTAGGCGCACTAAAGGATATCGGTATCAAGTATTGGGACCATGCTCCTAAGTCAACTCCTATTCCTTGGTTTAACAAGCACACTGATACTAGCAAGAAGCAAAGTGCTTTACAAGAAACAGAATCGACAAGTTATGTTATCGGTGTAATGTCGGATGCAATCGACTACAACGAATTACCAAATCTATAAGGAAAGAAAATGATCACAGTATATACAAAAAGTACATGCCCTAAATGCGATCAGGCAAAAGCATTGCTTGACAGCAAGGGTATCGAGTATGCTACAATTAATGTTGAGCAGAACCCACCAGCAAGAGAACTGCTAGTTAATATGGGACTCCGTTCGGTACCTCAAATCTTCAACGGTGATGAGTTACTAGAAGGTGGTGCTGATGGGCTGGCAGCAAGACCAGAAGAATTTTGGACAACATTGAAGGGATAATATGTTAATTGATAAAGGCGTAGCAGTAGGCGAAGTAATCACACTTAAACTTACAAGTGGTGAAGAATTAGTAGGCAAGCTAGTTGAGGAAACAGGCGCTCACTATAAATTGAATAGACCTATGGTTATTGGTATGGGTGCAAAAGGTCCAGGACTAATGCCATACTTGTTTACCGTACATCCAGACAAGGATATTAAGATCCTTAAAGGAACAGTTGTAGTTGCAGAAGCAACTGATGCAGAGTTTGCTAAACAGTTTCTTGAAAGCACATCTGGCATCAAGCTAGTTTAAATCCATTGAGCCAAAGTTGTTGTAAAAAGACAGCTTTGGCTTTATAATGGGCACATGAATAAATTAATACTCACAGACGCAGACGGCGTACTTTTAGATTGGGAATGGGCATTTCGTGTTTGGATGCTAGAACGCGGATACACCCTTACAGATGATCACAAGAACAGTTATTATCTGCATCACCATTACAACGAACTCACTCAACCAGAAGCTAAAAAGCAAGTAAAGATTTTTAACGAATCTGCTGCTATTGGCTTTCTTCCTGCTCTACGGGACAGTGTTCATTATGTTAAAAACCTGCACGAAGAACACGGGTACCAGTTTAGAGTTATTACTAGCCTTAGCCTAGACAAAAATGCACAAAAACTACGTGAGATGAACTTGCGTAAGATCTTTGGCAACGCTATCGAAACTGTAATCTGTTTAGACACTGGCGCTGATAAAGATCAAGCACTTGCTCCTTACAAAGATAGCGGAATGTTTTGGATTGAAGACAAGCCCGAAAATGCCGATGTTGGCTATAAATTAGGGCTTAAAAGCATCTTAGTAGAACACGGGCATAACATGCACCACGAATGCCCGTATCCTGTGGTTAAAAACTGGAAAGAGATCTACTCAATCATTGTCTAACACCCTGCTAGACTCACATAAATACACTATTATTGGTTTATGGAGTTAATATGGCAAATGGCGTTTTAGGTGCGTGGGATCTGTTACCAGGTGTTCCGCAAGCAATCTATGTGTGTAACAACGATCAAGCAACGGTAGTAACACTCAACTTTGTTAATAGAAGTACAACTATTGCAAACGTGCGTGTCTCAATCGGTACCGGCGGATCTGTACAAAATGCAGCAGAGTTTTTAGAGTTTGATACACAAGTTTACCCTAAAGGTGTACTTGAGCGTACAGGCCTAGTCATTAGTCCCGGAATGTATCTTGTTGTAAAAAGCGATGTACCTGACTCAAATGCTAGTTGTTGGGGTATCGAAGTAGGCGCCCAACTTACCTCTGCAAACATTACACAAAATACAGGAACTGCACCAACCTGGGTCACCGCAGCAGGCTCGTTAGGAACGGTTACAGTTGGTCAGACTACAGATCCTGATGTAATACAATTTAGAGCTACCCATCCTGATTCAGATTCTAATAAATTAAAATACACAGTCACTAGCGGGACATTGCCAGCTGGTACTGTGTTAGATATCACTGGTGAAATAAAACATGTAAAAACTTCAACCGGTTACACTTCAGGCGGAACTGGACAAACTACTAACTTTGATGTAACTGCCTCAAACGGAACTAATGGATCTGTTAGATCTTTTTCGATTACAAAGAAATGGAATGATGGCGGATCTATCTCGTATCCTGCTCCAAGCGGATATTGGTTAGCTCAGAATATTGGCTCAGCTTACTTACCGTCTGGTAATTATTGGATTAAGTCGGCTAAGATGCCAAGCCCGTTATTAATGTATGTAGATATGGTCACAGAAGGTGGCGGCTATGATTACTATAGAATTAATGGCGGTGTTTCTATATCTAAATATAACGAGGCACACGGAGGTACTAACCTTGGCCTTGATTTAATATATCCAAGATCTAAATACCATTGGTACTCTTTAAGACAATATTTAAATAATATTGTTGGTTCTACGGACTACACATATTTGCAAAGTGTTCCTGGAATTTATAGATCAAATTCAAATCAAAACGGTAGTGGTAATTACGTTAGCAAACCTATGAAAAGCATACACTACGCCAGTTATCAAGGTGGTCAGCCTGTTCCGGGTACATATGCGCCAGACTGGCGTGTTGCCGACGGTGGTCGTTGGTGGTTAAGGGATACCCCTTTTACTGAGCCAAACGGTGATTACACTTTAGATGGATTCCTCGGCGACCTAGGCGGACGTAACGGTTTACCTAGCACTTATTCTTACCAAGACATTTTGTTTAATGATGGTGGAACTTACGCCACTGGAAGTAACTATATTGTTTCTACAAACGCTAAACCTTAATGTAGCCAGAACTGTTGATTTTAATCTAACAGTCTGCTAAATTAATACAGTAGAGTGAATACAACTCACAATTAAGGAGAAATAAATGGCTACCAATATCAATAGACATCCAGAATTTGCAGCACTAGTAGAGGCTATGGAAGGCGATTTTGAAAAGTTTTACGACAAAGAAGTCGGCGCAGCAGGCACCCGTGTTCGTAAGCATTTACAAGAGCTAGCAAAGCTATGCAAAGAAATTCGTAACGACGTTACAGCAGTAAAGAACGCACGAAAAGAAGCATCTGGCAAATAATCATTGACCTAATCCAAAATTGGCAGTATAATACAAGTTATATTAACAATTTTGGATTTTTCATGAGTATGCATTTAGAAGGCCCGTGGCTTAGTACCACTGGCAAGAAAAAAGGCAAGAAAAAGTTCAAGAGTGCAGCACACGCAGCAAAGGCTCGCGAACTTGATAGCAGTTGGGAAGAACTTAAAAAG